CCTGAAGGTGTTACAAGTGTGAGTGTGGTTACAATTGGTGGTGGCGGTGCAGGTGGAGCTATGTGTCAAAATCAAACTTTACCATTCAGAATGGCCGGTGGCGGTGGCGGCGGCACAGGATGGAAAAATAATATTCCAGTTACGCCAGGAGTATCGTATACTGTAGTTGTTGGTGCAGGACAATCAAGTGTATCAGCCAACGTTACAATTAATGTATATCCAGGAAGACACACAACAGGTAATAGTTATTTTATTGATTTGTCTACAGTAGCCGGTTTCGGTGGATCAGGACCAACAAGTGCTGCAAGTGCCAATTCAGTTGGTGGCATCTTTGTTGGTGATGGTGGTGGTAATGGTGGTGGTGCAAGTTCAACTAATTCACCATCTAGTGCCAACTCTGGTGTTTGGGGTGGTGGCGGTGCTGGCGGCATGATTTCTACTGGAGGAGCTCCAGGTGTACAAGGTAGATCATGGCCAAGTCCTGGTGGCGGAACATTTGGTGGTTCTGCCGGTGGGCAATCTGATGCATCAGGACCCACTGTCACCGATGGTGTAACATATGGCGGCGCAGCTGGTGGTGGAGGATCCTCAGGTGTGGAAAACGGACCTTCATCAAGAGGTGGTGGCGGCGGCGGTCAAAGTCTAAACCGAATAGTGAGTGGCAGTGGTGGCGCTGCAATATACACCATTAGTGGCGTCAAAACTGGTACCATTTCGTATGGTGGTGCAACCAGCGGCACTTCAACCGGAAGTGGATCTACCAATGGTGATAATGGTACCACAAATGCATTTACAGCTGCTGGTGGATATGGTGGAAATTATGGTGGCGGCGGCGCAGCAGTGCGTAAAGGTCCCGGTGTGGTTGGTGGATTACCTGTGGTTAGTGGGTATGGCGCTGGAGGTGCAGTAAGAATTATCTGGGCAGGCACAAGACCAGGTGATGTGTCTCGTTCTTTCCCAGAAACAAATCTTAGCAATTTATAAAACGCAAGTGGAACGAAACATAAATATCCTTATTAGGGGGATATAATGGCAAAAACAATCATAACAAGAACGGCATTCAAAGATTATTGCTTGCGTAGGTTAGGATTTCCAGTAATCGAAATCAACGTTGATGATGACCAGGTAGAAGACCGTATTGATGATGCACTTCAATACTGGCAGGATTACCATTTTGATGGTCTACAAAAAGTATATTATATTAAAAAAATTGACCAAACAGATATAGACAATAGATACTTGAACATATCTCAGGCCAAAGATTCATCAAACAATGCATTACAGATTGCTGGTATAACCAGAATATTTCCTATTTCCGATTCACTATCTCAGGTCAATATGTTTGATTTGAGGTATCAACTACGTTTAAATGAATTGTATGATTTCACCTCAGCATCATACATCAACTATACAATGACATTGCAACATCTACGTATGTTGGAACAATTGTTCTCCGGTGAGGTTCCTATTAGATTCCAAAGACATATGCAAAGACTGTATATTGATTGGAGTTGGGGTCGCAGTGAGGCACCAATTGGTACAACAGTCATTGCAGAGTGTTATGCAGTGATTGATCCAGAAGTGTACACACAGGCTTGGAACGACCGTTGGTTGAAAGAGTATGCAACAGCACTTATCAAACGTTCATGGGGCAACAACCTTAAAAAGTTTAGTGGCATTCAATTGCCCGGTGGTGTTATGTTGAATGGTGATAAGATTTACGAAGAAGCCAAATCAGAGATTGATGCACTACATGCAGAAATTGGTGACAAATATGGTGCACCATTAGAATTTATGATGAACTAATATGGCAACCAGTGTATACTTCAATAACTACAACTCTCTTGCTGAACAGAGGGTAATTGAAGACTTGATTGTTGAATCAATCAAGATTATGGGTTTTGACGCATACTATTTACCTATTGAGAATGAGGAAGATAGAGACATTCTTTATGGTGAAGATCCAATTAAGAAATTTAGTTCTGCATTTCCAATTGAATTCTATCTATCCAGTTCAATGGAATACGGTGGTGAAAAAGAATTCTTCTCAAAATTTGGGCTCGAGATTAAAAACAATATTAATATTATATTGTCAAAGCGTTCTTTCTCTCAAAGAGTACCACAAGACAGATTCAATAGACCCCGTGAAGGTGATTTGGTCTATGTACCATTTTTAAATGGCACTGGTGAATTGTTTGAGATTAAATTTACTAATCAAACTAAAGATTTCTTTATGTTAGGCCGCAAGATTCCATATTTCTATGAATTGGAACTAGAGAAATTCAAGTACTCACAAGAAGTTATCGACACTGGTGTGGAAGATATTGATGATGTGATGATTCAATCAAGTTACACAATTGACCTGAATACTGGCACTGGCACAGGAACATATGTTCCTAGAGAAATTGTATTTCAATCTACTGACCGCACACAAGCAAACGCATCTGTGGTTGCAATAGTACAAGACTGGAACACTGTTAATGATATATTGAAAGTAACAAATGTTGCTGGTGAATTTGCCAATAACGTTGCAATCATTGGTGCAACAAGCAATGCACAATACTATCTATCATCATACAATCCATTAAAAGATAGTACAAGAAATGAAGCCTATGATAATGAATATCTGTTTGATAATGCAAATAATATTATAGATTTCACAGAAACTAATCCGTTTGGAAAAATATAATGTCAACATATAATCGTGTCATCAGAAAATTAGTTGTTGGATTTGGTAATCTTTTTGACAACATAACACTATACAGATTCAAAATAGATGAGACCGAATCTGAGAGGTTCATTGTTCCTATTACATATGCAACCAAAGAACGTTATGTTATGAGACTTGAAGCGGATTCAGAACTAGACAAAAAGGTACAAATAACTCTACCAAGAATGTCATTTGAAATGGCCGGGCTTACATATGATGCTAGTAGAAAACAAAATACCAACATCAAAAATTTTAAAGGAACAAATTCTGCAACCGGAGTTATTGCACAATACAATCCTGTACCATATAATTTTGATTTTAATCTATACATCTATGTAAGAAATATTGAAGACGGTACACAAATTATCGAACACATACTACCATTCTTTACACCAGACTACACAATCAAATTAAATTTGATTCCTGAAATGGGTATTGTTAAAGAAGTACCAATAATTTTGAATTCAACTTCACATGATATTATTTACGAAGGCGGTAGAGAAAATGAAACCAGAATGATAATCTGGACATTAAACTTTACAGTCAAAGGTTTTGTATTTGGTAAGACCACCGAAACTGGTGTTATTAATCGTGCATTTGTTTCGGTGTACAATCTAATTACCGAAGAAGATGTTGTTGAATTTAATTTGAATTTAGATTCTGGTTTTGGTACATACAAAGTTGGTGAAAAAGTATATCAAGGATATACATCAGATGATGTATCAGCAACAGGAATTGTTGTGCAATTTAAAGACAACCTACTTAGATTAAAAGCACTAACAGGAAACTTTGTATCCGATAAACCTATATACGGTATTAATACTTTGGCAAACTATAAATTCACCACATACAATCTGAACCCATTGAAATTTGTTGAAGTGGATGCTGTTGGTAGAGTATCTACAGATATCGACTTTATGACTGTTGATAAAGTTGACGCTAAGGTTGACAACACACTAAATGAAGTCTTGACAATTAACAAGGCTGCAAACCAATAAACATCAAATGAGAGAAATAAATGGCTAAACAAACAATCAATATTGGTATTAGAGCAAATGATGGTAAAGGCGATACACTAAGAACCGCATTTGTTAAATCAAATGACAACTTTACTGAGTTGTATACCAACGTTTCCAATAATGCCAATACCTCAAACTCATTATCAGCAAACAATGCCGCTACAGCACAAGGGGCTTTCAACAAAGCCAATTCTGTTTTCTTAGGTGATATCAGTTTTACCGATACCATAATGTATAGTAATACAAAAGTGGAAATTGGTAATGATCGCCACAACGAAAAAGCTTGGGGTTTATTGTATGGCCAATTAACAACTCAAGCAGCAAATACATATGGGCACAGTGTTGCATACGATTCAGCCAATAACATTTATGTTGCACTGACAACACAGAATCTATCTACAGGTTTCCCGCAATCAACAATTGTGAAATTTGATGCAACAGGTGAAATATTCTGGTCACGTTCTGTGCCAGCAAACACCTCATATGGCAGTTTTGCCGAATCATTAGACATTGATGCAAACAACAATGTTTATTTGTTAACAAATATTCCAGGTAATTTTTCAACTTTAGTTACCAAATTTAATTATCTTGGCCAAAATGTTTGGAGTTCCATGGTTGAAGATGCCATGGGTTCTGTGGACATTACTGTTGATGACCAAGGATTTCCATACTTTGTTGGTGAACATAACCTGTTAACTGGTCTTGATAATACAGGTGAACTATTGTTTACCTACTTTACCTCACAAACAGAATCCACAAATGCATTTTGTTGTTTAGCATTACCAAATGAATATGGTGTTTTAGTTGGTTCTGCAAATGGAAAAGTTCATAAGTTTGATACAGAAGGTGTTTATATTTGGACAAACAATGTTGATGTAAATGGCAATACAATTATAAGTTTGACTTCTGATACATCAAATAATTGGTACGCAGCATCAAATACTAACATTTATAAATTTAGATCCAATAATCAATTGTTATGGGAAAAAAGTATAACTGGTATCACAACACCAAAAATAAATTGGATCAAACATAAAGACGATTATCTATATGTGAATGGTGCAACAGTAGATGCAAACAATCAGGCAGCATTCATTACTTACAAAATTGATGCAAATGGTGCATTGGTTTGGGCCAAGGCATTAGAAATTGCAAATGCAAATCAAACAATTAGATTTGGACACAGACAACTAGATGTTTCTGGTGATTATTTTGTTGGTATTGGTTATAACAAATCATCAAGTGTCGCAAACACAAATGCAGTTGTTTATCAATTACCTGTAGATGGTTCTCTATCGGGCACATACCTTGGTGCAAATGGTAGTTCTTGGGGTGATTTTACATATGTCGGTATACCCGAAGCAAACACGGCAACAAGTACAACTGTTGGTAGTGGCAACACAACCGTAACGATTGCAGAAAATACAGACTATACAGAAACAATGAATGTAATTGTCTATACAAGTCCTGATGGACGATATGGAAAATCTGTAACGCAGCTGAAACAAAAATGGCAATTCAATTCTAATGGTAAAATAATACTACCGTCTTCTGGTGATCCAACAGGCGTAGATTTGAGCGGTAAAAATATTGTAAATACAGGAAATGTTATATTTACAAATGGCACAACACAAAGAGCTGCAGCACTACCTCTTGCAAACTTGAAAGTAATTGTTGCTGCATCATCCAGTTTTGCCGATTTTCAGAGTAGAATTGCAGCATTATAATTAATTTAAAAACTATGAATACATTTGACAAGAACATGGAAAAATTATTTGATGTAACACCGGTAGAACAAAAAGAAAAACCTTTGTTGCCGGTGGTTACAAAATCTGAAAACGGTCCAGATTTAAAAAATGATTTGGAAGATGCATATAACCAAACAAAAGATAATCTACAGGAATTAATTGACCAAGGCAAAGAAGCCATGGAAGAAATACTCAACATTGCGAAAGCAGGACAACATCCTAGGGCATTTGAGGTATATGGTACACTGTTGAAAAATGTGGTAGATGCAAATAAGGAACTACTTGCAGTACAAAAACAAATGCGTACAATGGATGGTAAACCAAAAGAAGGTGATACCAAGATTGACAAAGCCATCTTTGTTGGTTCAACCGCAGAACTGAACAAGTTACTTAAAGGTAAAGAATGAGTGGTGATTTAAGATTTGGTGAAGCGTATAGAGATAATCCTTTACTTAAAAAAGCTGGCGTCAAGGTAGAATATACTCAAGAACAAGTTGATGAATACATTAAGTGTAAAAACGACCCAATCTATTTTGCAAAAAATTATATCAAAATTGTGAACGTTGATGAGGGTTTGATTAATTTTAGTATGTGGCCGTTTCAAGAGGAAATGCTTAAATTATTTGCAAGCAATCGTTTTGTTATTACCAAATGTCCCCGTCAGGTTGGTAAGACAACCACAACTGTTGCATATATGTTGTGGGAAACTATCTTCAAAGATACACAAAACTGTGCAGTATTGGCCAACAAAGGTTCTTTGGCAAGAGATATTTTGGCCAAGTATCAACTTGCATATGAAAATCTACCTATGTGGTTGCAACAAGGTGTGGTTACCTGGAACAAAGGTAACGTAGAACTAGAGAATGGTTCTAAGATTATTGCTGCATCCACATCAAGTTCCGCCATTCGTGGTGGTGCATTTAACATTGTATTCTTGGACGAATTTGCTTTCGTTCCAACAAATATTGCGGAAGAATTCTTTAACTCTGTTTACCCTGTAATTTCATCAGGTAAAAAGACAAAAATTATTATTGTGTCTACACCTAATGGTATGAATCTATTCTACAAACTGTGGATGGATTCAATCAACAAGAAGAATGATTATAAACCATTTGAAATTCACTGGTCTATGGTACCAGGTCGTGACGAAAAATGGAAAGAAGAAACAATCCGAAACACCTCAGAGAGACAATTCAAACAAGAGTTTGAAACCGAGTTCTTGGGTTCTTCTAACACATTGGTTTCGGGTTACAAGTTGCAACAATTGGTCTATGTAGATCCAGTTGCCAACCACGATTTGTTAAAAATCTATGAACATCCAGTCAAAGAAGGTGTCAACGAATCTAAATCCGACCACCTATATTGTATAACAGTGGATGTATCTGAGGGTAAGAACCTAGACAGTTCAGCGTTTTCTGTTATTGACATTTCGCAGACACCATACAAACAGGTGGCCACATATAAGAGTTCGTCTATCACACCAATATTGTTTCCTACGGTCATCTACAATACAGCCAGATACTACAACGATGCATATATTCTGGTAGAAATTAATAACAATCCACAAGTGGCAGACTCTTTACACTCGGATTTTGAATATGAGAATCTGTGGAAAATATTTACAGGCAACAAGAAACCCCAACAATTGTCTGCTGGTTTTGCTCGGGGCATTCAAATGGGTCTAAAAATGTCACCACAAGTCAAGGCAATTGGTTGTTCCAACCTAAAAACTTTGATTGAAGGTGACAAACTATTGATAAATGACTTTGATACCTATTCGGAATTAACAACTTTTGTTCAACAAAAGAATTCTTTTTCTGCGGAAGAAGGTGCAAATGATGACATGGTAATGTCTTTAGTTATTTTTTCATGGGTAACAACTCAACAATACTTTAAAGAAATTGTCAACCACGACATTCGCAAACAAATTCAACTGGAAAATATGAACCAGATGGACGATGATGTTCTACCCGCACCAATTATTGAAGATGGTTTAGAACATGATTTTGAGATAGTGGGTGGAGACCTGTGGGAAGTTGCAGACGGTTCAGAAGTATATTCAAACTTTACAAAAAAGATGATGGATCGGTTGTAAATCCGGCCTTTCATAAATACACATATGGTATTTTGCCAAAAGAACATAATAATTCAAGGAGAATAAAATGGCATTTCAAATCTCTCCAGGCGTAAATGTATCTGAGATCGACCTAACTACAGTCGTTCCATCAGTACAAACTACGACCGGTGCATTTGCTGGAACATTTCAATGGGGTCCAGCAAATAAAATCAAATTGATTGGTGACGAAATAACACTAGCTAGCACATTCGGTAAACCAGACTCAACTACATCAACATCGTTTTTTACTTGTTCCAATTTCTTGGCTTACGGCAACAGTTTAAATGTTGTCAGAGCTGTTGGTGATGCATCGTATAACGCATCAAGCGCTTCAGCTATATTAATAAAAAATGAAGATATTTATGAAATTACATATTTGTTGTCAGGTAACTCCAATACATACGGATCTTTCGTTGCAAGATATCCAGGTGCACTAGGTAATTCTTTGAAAGTTTCTGTTTGTGCTAAAGCAAGTCTTTTCTCAGGTTGGACATATGCTTCATATTTTACATCTGCACCAGGCACATCAGAATATGCAACGTCTGTAGGTGGTTCTCTTGATGAAATGCACATTGTTGTTATTGATGAAGATGGCTTTTTCACTGGTGTTAAAGGAACAGTTTTGGAAACATATGGTTTCCTTTCAGCCGCATCTGACGCAGTAATTAATGGTGTTTCAAATTACTACAAACAAGTTATTTTTAATAACTCAAAATATGTTTATGCAATGGATCCAGTTTCTTATTCTGATACAAATAGTACATGGGGCACAAGTGCAATCAATACTGTTTTTGTACAACCAACAGTAATTGCAAATATAAGTTTAAGTTCTGGTGTTACCAACGCACCATCAGATGGTAATATATCAAGTGCATATGACTTATTTGTTAACAAAGAAGCTGTTGACATTTCATTAGTATTGACTGGTGCTCATAGTGTTACAGTTCAACAATATGTAATCGACAATGTTGCCATCACTAGAGCAGATTGTGTGGCGTTTGTTTCTCCAAGATACTCAGACGTTGTTAACCAAGCTGGAAGTGAATCTACTAATATCACAAACTGGTTAGGTTCATTATCAAGAGCATCTTCATATGTTGTTGCAGATTCTGGATGGAAGTATCAACTAGACAAATACAACAACGTTTATCGTTGGATGCCATTGAATGCTGACATTGCAGGTTTGTGTGTTAACACAGATACAGTAAGAGATCCATGGTTCTCACCTGCTGGTCTGAATCGTGGTGCGATCAAGAACTGTGTTAAATTGGCATGGAATCCAACCAAAACATTCCGTGATGCGTTGTATAAACAAGGTGTAAACCCTGTTGTTTCATTTCCAGGCCAAGGCACATTGTTGTTTGGTGATAAAACATTGTTGGCCAAACCATCTGCATTTGACAGAATCAATGTCCGTAGATTGTTTATTGTCTTGGAAAAAGCAATTGCACAAGCCGCAAAATATTCATTGTTTGAATTGAACGATGAGTTTACCCGTGCTCAGTTTGTTGCTTTAGTAGTTCCGTTCTTGCGTGACATTCAAGGTCGCCGTGGTATTACTGATTTCAAAGTTGTTTGTGATTCAACAAACAATACAGCACAAGTAATTGACAGCAATCAATTTGTTGGTGATATCTACATCAAACCTGCTCGTTCAATTAACTACATTCAGTTGAACTTTGTTGCTGTTGGAACTGGTGTTGACTTCACTACAGTTGTTGGCGCAGCCTAATAAATAAAACGACAATAGGAGAATACAATGGCATTCAACGTAGCAGAATTTAGAGCGAATATGATTGGTGACGGAGCCCGTCCTAATCTGTTCTCAGTCTCTTTAGTTTTTCCAACACTAGCCGTAAACGGCGCACTAGCTGGTCAGAAAGTTAATTTCATGGCCAAAGCTGCACAACTACCAGGTTCAACAATTGGTACTGTACCAGTTTTTTACTTTGGTCGTGAGATGAAGTTTCCTGGTAACAGAACTTTTGCCGACTGGACATTGACAATCATCAACGATGAAGATTTCGCAATACGAAATTCTTTAGAATCTTGGATGAATGCAATCAACAGCCATGCAACTAATGTCCGTTCTGGTGCTGCAATTGGTTCAACAGGTTACTCTGTAGATGCAAGTGTGACACAATACGGCAAGACAGGAAATGAGCTTAAGAAATACAACTTTGTTGGTATGTTCCCACTAGACTTGGCACCAATTGATTTGGATTGGGGTTCAAATGATGCAATTGAAGAATACACTTGTACGTTTGCTTACCAATTCTGGGAAACAAATACAACAACTTGATATATGCGGAGGGCCTTGGGCCCTCCATGTTTTTTTGATTTTATAATTACACACAAAATATGGCAAATACAAACAAGTTCTCACTGTTCGGTTTTACAATTTCTCGTCAACAAGATGAGGATGATAAAGTCGTTCAACAATCTTTTGCGCCACCAACTTCGGATGACGGCGCATTAACTATTACATCTGCCGCTTACTACGGTACATATGTTGACTTAGATGGCACCGCAAAGAATGAGGTAGAACTTATTTCTCGTTACCGTGAAATGGCAATGCAACCAGAAATTGAATCTGCGATAGATGACATAGTTAATGAAGCTATTGTACAAAATGATGATGGCAAAATTACTGAAATTGTTTTAGATGATTTAAAACAACCAGATAAAATTAAGAAGGCCATTAAAGAAGAATTCAATACCATTCTTCGTTTGTTTAATTATCAAAATATGGCACAAGATATTTTCCGCCGTTATTATGTTGACGGCAGAATGTATTATCACCTTATTATTGATCGTGAGAACCCACAAGAAGGTATTAAAGAGTTAAGATATATTGATCCACGTAGATTGCGTAAAGTGCGTGAGATTAAGAAACAAAAAGATGAACGCACAGGTGTGGAGATTATGAACCCTGTAAATGAGTACTACATCTACAATGACAAGGTAGTCTCAGGATCAGCCTCAAACTTTGGACCAGTCGGTACACGCATCACAACAGATTCGATCATCTCGGTGGTTTCTGGCCTTATGGATTCACGTAGGGCAGTTGTGTTGTCATATCTACACAAGGCAATCAAGCCATTGAATCAATTAAGGATGATTGAAGATGCAACAGTTATCTATAGGATTTCACGTGCTCCTGAACGCCGTATCTTTTATATTGACGTTGGCAATCTTCCTAAGTTAAAAGCGGAACAATACCTCCGTGACATTATGGTCAAGTATAAGAACAAACTTGTCTATGATGCAAACACAGGTGAAGTCCGTGATGACCGCAAGTTTATGTCCATGATGGAAGACTTTTGGTTACCACGTAGAGAAGGTGGCAAAGGTACAGAGATTACTACACTACCAGGTGGACAAAACCTAGGTGAGTTGGAAGATGTTAAGTACTTTCAAAAGAAATTATACGGTGCATTGTGTGTACCAGTTTCTAGATTAGAACCGAATCAAAGTTTTTCTCTTGGTCGTACCTCAGAGATTACTAGAGATGAATTGAAGTTCTCCAAATTTGTTGATAGACTACGTAACAAATTTTCGGATGTTTTTGACCAGGCTCTTCGTGTACAGTGTGTACTTAAAGGCATATGTACCAATGAAGAATGGAACTTGTTTAAAGAACACATTCACTATGATTTTATCAGAGATAATAATTTCTCCGAATTAAAAGAATCGGAATTAATTAATCAAAGATTGTCTTTGTTGGGTGCAGTCGATCCTTATACGGGCCGGTATTTTTCACAAAAGTGGATACAACAAAATGTGTTGCGTTTATCGGATGATGAGATTGAAGAAATGCAGGAACAAATTGACAAAGAAAAAGAAATGGGTCTTGGTTTGCCAGTTGCAGTAACTAACGATGTTGCACAACAACAAATGATGGGTCAGGTTCAAACTGACCAAATGGTACAACAGGCAAAGTTGATGCCCGATCAAGGTCAAGCTGATGGAGGTTCTGGTGGTTCTACATCAGCCAGCCCAAAAGCAAAGAGTTCTAGTGGTTCGAAGCCAGTTAAAGGTGATTTGAGTTTAGAAGATACTACCTTCACTAGATTAAAACGCATATTATAATTAGGAGATAAACATGGCAACAGCAAGAGAAATAGTAGACTATGCAGAACAAGATAACGCAAAAGAAATGCGGGATGCTTTGTATTCTGCATTGCAAGACAAGGTAATGGCGCACATTGAAGCACACAAACAAGTGGTTGCACAGAACATAATGAACCCACCAGAAGCAGCTGTTGAAGATGAAGCGATTCAAGCATCAGCTTAATTTTGTCATATTGGTATAAATATTATTCAAACAATAACAGGGATTTCAAATGGCAAATGCATTTTCATATCAAGTCATTAAAGACACAACAGAACATGCCGTTATTAAGTTAACAGGCAAGTTTGATGGTACAGGACAAGAAGATAATCACTTTAGAATTACAGCTAATACGTTGTCGGGTGCATTAGATAGTTCCAAAGCAAATTTACTTTCATCAACCGCAAACACAGGACCATTGGCATTTTATGGTTTGTCATTAAATCGTATGTGGTATGATTGTTCAACTGATGGTGATGTACAATTATTCTGGCACGCCGATACAGCTGTAACATTAATGATATTGAACGGTAACGGTGAATATGACGGTGCCGGCAACTGGACAACAATTCCAAACAATGCAAAAGGTACCGCTGGTTGCAAAGGCGACATTGGTATACAAACCCGTGGTATGGTTGCAAACAGTTCTTATACAATTGTACTAGAATTACGTAAAGACAATGAACACTACCAACGTGGACAGTTCAACGATCCTGCTGCCTTCAATTATGGTAGTTACGGAATAAGACCATAAGGACCAACATGAAACTCATTAAAGAAATTACCGAATCAGTAAACTATTTGGTGGAAGAAAATGATGGAAAGAAAACTCTTTTCATTGAAGGTCCATTTTTAGTTTCTGAGAAGGTTAACAAAAACGGCCGCATGTATAAAGAAGAAACCATGCGTAAAGAAGTTGGTCGTTATGTAACCGAGTATGTTGATAAAAATCGTGCCTTTGGTGAACTGGGACATCCAGACACCCCATCTATCAATCTGGATCGTGTGTCTCACATTATTGTGGGATTACGTCAAGAAGGAACTGCTTGGATAGGCAAAGCTAAAATTCTTGAAACACCAATGGGTAACATTGCAAGAAGTCTTATCGAAGGTGGCGCACAACTAGGTGTGTCTTCCCGTGGTATGGGTTCTCTCAAAGCTATCAACGGCGTTAACATAGTTCAAGATGACTTTCATCTGGCCACAGCGGCAGATATTGTAGCAGACCCTTCTGCGCCTGGTGCTTTTGTACAAGGTATTATGGAAGGTAAAGAGTGGATGATGGTAAACGGATCATGGACTGAGGTTCAGTACGAAGAAGCTAAGAGAGAAATCAAACAAGCTTCTAGTAAAGACATTGAACGTGTAAGTTTAAAAATATTCGAAAACTTCATCAAAAAACTTTAATTATAAATATCCAATATAAAATCAAGGAGATTCTCAAAATGGGAAAATTTAATCTGACAGACGCCGCTAAATCAATTCTTACAGAAGGCGCAAAGGAAAACTTTGAAGCTTCTGTAGCTCGTGGCCACAAAGAAGGTTCATCTAAACTACCTACATCTGTTGCTTATGGCATGAAAGATGCTGGCGAAGTTGCTGGTGAAATCAAGAAACAAGATGACGAAACTGGTGATTACACCAAAGGTGTTCCAACAGCTACACCTCCTGGCGCAACACCACCTGTCGGTTCACAACCTGGCAGCAAACTATCTGGTCCTGCCGATTCACAAGGTGCTGAACACAAAGCTGTTCAAGCAGCTGCAACAGACTATTCTGCCATTCGTGACAGAATTAAAGCTAAACTTGCACCACAAATGATGCAAGCAAATCCAGGTGCAACATTCCAATCTTATGCTGAAGAAACAGAAGAAGAAGTTGTTGCTGAAGAAAGCCACGAAGATGCTGGTGAGGACAAAGCAATGATTAAGAAAATGATGAAGAAACAAAAAATGAAAGAACAGATGGACCAAGATGTTGGTGCATTACTTTCTGGTGAAGAATTGTCCGAAGAATTCAAAACAAAAGCAACCACAATTTTTGAAGCAGCCGTTATTGCTCGTTCACAAGCCATTTTGGAAGAAGTTGAAGAAGCAATGTACGAAGAATTCGAAGCTTCAGTTGAAGAGGTTAAGGAAGAATTGTCTAAGAAATTGGATGACTACATTAACTACATGTCAGAAGAATGGTTCAAAGAAAACCAATTGGCAATCGAAAAAGGACTACGTGCCGAAATCGTTGAAGATTTCATCCGTGGTATGAAAACTTTGTTCGAAGACCACTACATTGACATTCCAGAAGAAAAAGTAAACGTTGTCGAAGAATTGACAGACAAGGTTGAAGAATTGGAAGACTCATTAAACGAACAGATTCAGACTGCCGTTCAAATGAAGAAACAAATTAACGAATACAAAAAAACAGAGGCTATACATGCAGTATGTGAAGGCCTAACGCAGACTCAAGTGGAGAAATTGAAATCACTCGCAGAGAGTGTTGATTTTACCACAGAAGAGGAATTTGGTCGTAAATTGGAAACATTGGTAGATTCATACTTCCAGTCTCCAATTAAAGCGATTGAAAGTTCTGTATTGCACGAAGCAGTGGAAGTTGAGGAAGACAAGAAGCCATCGGCATCTGTTGATCCTGAAATTGCACAGTACGCACAAACAATCTCTAAATCATTGGTTAAATAAATAAACTTTACCAATAAAAGATACTCATAAGGAGAACACTAAATGTATCTAACCGAAGAACTACAAAAAAAATGGGCACCTGTGCTTGAGCACGAAGGTCTAGAGTCCATCAAAGACCCATACAAGAAAGCTGTTACAGCGCTTGTTTTGGAAAACCAACAACGTGAGATGGCTTCTGCTCAATCTCAGTTGAATGAGACCACATATTCTGCAGCTCCAACAAACGCTACAGGTTCTGGCATTTCTAACTACGATCCAATCTTGATTAGTTTGGTTCGCCGTGCATTGCCTAACTTGATTGCATATGATGTTGCAGGCGTTCAGCCAATGACAGGCCCAACCGGCTTGATCTTTGCAATGCGTGCTCGTTATAACAACCAAAGCGGTGCAACTGGTAACGCTAATGAAGCATTCTTCAATGAAGCAAATACCATATTCACTGGTAATAGTTCCGATGCAAACCCATACGGTTTCAAAGGTAACGTTACAACTGACTCAGCAAGCGGATTTGGTTTTGCAAATACTTCAACTGGTATTGGCATGCCAACAACTAAAGCTGAAAGCCTTGGTGCTGATGATTCAACAGGTGTATTCAATCAAATGGCATTCACCATTGAGAAAGTTACTGTAACTGCTCAAAGCCGTGCGTTGAAAGCTGAATACTCACTAGAACTTGCACAAGACTTGAAAGCAATCCATGGTTTGGATGCTGAAACAGAATTGAGCAACATTCTTTCTACTGAGATTCTTGCTGAAATCAACCGTGAAGTTATCCGTACAATCTATACATGCGCTGTTGCAGGTGCTCAGTATGGTACTACAACTGCTGGTTCTTTCGACTTGGACACAGACTCTAACGGTCGTTGGTCAGTTGAACGTTTCAAAGGTTTGATTTTCCAAATTGAACGTGATGCTAACGTAATTGCTAAGCAAACTCGTCGTGGCAAAGGTAACGTGATGATTGTATCGTCTGACGTTGCTTCCGCAATGGCAATGGCTGGTGTGTTGCAATACACTCCTAACCTATCTGCTGACCTACAAGTTGATGACACAGGCAATACATTTGCTGGTTTGTTGCACGGTCGTATCAAAGTTTACATTGATCCATATTTTGGTGGTTACACAAGCAACCAAGAATTGGTTACAGTTGGTTACAAAGGTACTTCACCTTATGATGCTGGATTGTTCTATTGCCCATACGTTCCTTTGCAAATGGTTCGTGCAATTGACCAGTTCACATTCCAACCAAAAATTGGATTCAAAACACGTTACGGCATGGTTGCAAACCCATTCGCAACTGGTTTGACAACTGGCAGCGGTGCATTAGACAGACGTAGCAACGTTTACTATCGTATCTTCACAGTTAAAAACTTGATGTAATCCCAGGGTACCAGGGATGGGAAGAGTCACCACTAAGAGTGACATTTAAAGACCACCTTCGGGTGGTCTTTTTTTTTGGCTCCTAAATACTGATAGAGGAGATAACATGACTGCAATAACTAGATCACCAGAAAATACCAATTTACTTCAACCCACAAAATTTTTATTGTCATTCGATAGAATTAGGGCCACACAGTATTTTTGTCAGTCGGTTAATCTACCGGGCGTTTCTTTGGGTGAGGTTAATAGAGCCACTCCATTCTTAGACATGTATTCACCTGGTACCAAACTAACGTATTCTCCACTTGATGTTGAATTTTTGGTTGATGAAGAATTACAATCATGGAAAAACATATATGATTGGTTCACCTCAATTGCTGATCCAGATGGTTTTGAAAAACGCAACGGTAGTAAAGAACTACAAAACAACAAACATTTTTCAGACGCAACATTAACTATTCTAAGTGGATTAAACAATCCAATTCTAAGAATACAATATACAAATTTATTCCCGTTGAGTATAAATGATATTCAATTTGATACTACACAATCCGCAGACACCATTATAACCGCAAGCGCAACATTCAGGTATCAATCATACAAATACTTGACAGTTTAATACTTTTGTGATATAATGTTTTGATTATGGCAATTATAAATAACTATGGAAACACTTGAAATAATATTAAAAATGTGGGAATCGGATGCAGTCATCGACCAAACCGAACCCAGCAAAGAACTATTAAAGATACCTGTATATCACAGTAAATATCTTGGCATTCTGACCAAACATAAAATCGCATCAAAGAAAGCTCATTTTGATTACCTACGTATGCGTAAGGTAAAGTGGGAATACTTTACTGGCAAAATGTCACAAGATGAATTGACTGAATATGGTTGGGAACCTTTTCAGTTTGCATTGAAGTCTGACATTAATACTTACTTGGAAGCAGACAAAGACCTTATCAAATTATTGGAGAAAAAGGTCTACCATGAGGAAGTCGTTTCAGTTATTGAATCTATTATGGCCGAATTGAAACAAAGAACATGGCAACTGCGAGACTTTATATCATGGGAGAAATTCGTTGGTGGACAGTAAAACGTTAAAAAATAGAGAACGTAAAGCTCGTAGAAATCATAGAGACAGACAAAATACCAGAATGAATTTTGGTAAATATAAAGGTTTCTATTTCAAAGATGTTCCCACCGATTATTTGGAATGGGCAGCCAAACATTGGGTTGAACCACAATATAGACCCATATTAATATTAGTAGTTGAAGAAATTGAATACAGACATTTTAATAACTAAACGGAATGAAGTATACGCCAAAGTGACCTGTGAGAAGCACGTTGCAAAGGAATTATCTGAGTACTTCACGTTCTTTGTGCCTGGTTACCAGTTCGTTCCAGCCTATCGGAATCGCATATGGGACGGTAAGATCCGTCTATTCAATCTACAGAGCAGTCAATTATATCTTGGTTTGATTCCATATCTTAAAGAGTTTTGTGAAGAACGTGAGTATGCATATTCACATGACATTATTGAAGATGAATATTCAGTCTATCATGCACAAAAATTCTTTGACATATTGAATCTACATTCACAAGGTAAACAAATTGGTGTAAGAGAACACCAACAAAATGCATTTATTGAGGCCATGCAAAAACGGAGAGTCTTACTGTTATCTCCCACTGCATCAGGCAAATCACTTATCATATATTTGTTGTTCAGACAGTTGTTGCAGTATCAACAGTTAAAAGGTTTAATCATTGTTCCAACAACAACATTGGTTGAACAGTTGTATTCAGACTTTGCAGACTATTCATCCGTTAACGGATTCAATGTGGAAGAAAATGTACACAGAATCTATCAAGGTAAAGATAAACTAACGGACAAGAATTTAACAATCTCCACATGGCAGTCACTCTACAAGTTACCACCAGAATACTTCCATCAATTCCAATATGTCATTGGTGATGAGGCACACCTATTCAAGGCACAATCATTAACATCAATACTAACATCTTGTGTTAATTCAAAGTATAGAATTGGATTGACTGGTACATTAGATGGCACAAAAACACACAAATTGGTATTAGAAGGTTTGTTTGGACCAACGAAAAAGGTCATATCAACTAAAGAGTTGATTGACAAGAATCAATTATCAGCATTCAACATAAAGTGTCTGATACTGAAACATTCGGATGAAGTATGCAAAGAAATGAAAGATGCAACATATCCAGATGAGTTGAAGTATTTGATTGAGTCTGAAAATAGAAATCGTTTCATTCGTAATTTGGCAATCAGTCTGGAGAAAAATACATTGGTTCTTTTTCAGATGAAGAAACATGGTCGTGCATTATACGAAATGATTAAACAGAAGGCAAATGGTCGTAGTGTTTATTTTATTGATGGTGATGTAGACACTGTTGTCAGAGAAGAAGTTAGAAAGATTATGGAAATAGAAAACGATGCAATCACTGTGGCCAGTTTTGGTACCTTTTCTACTGGTACAAACATTAGAAATTTACATAACATCATATTTGCAAGCCCAAGTAAATCAAGAATTAGAAACCTACAATCTATAGGTCGTGGTTTAAGGCAAAATGAAGGTAAGGAAATGGCCACATTATATGATGTTGCTGATGATCTTAGAATTAAAAAACACACAAACTTCACATTACAACACTTCATCGAAAGAGTGAAGATATATAATGAGGAGAAGTTTCCTTTTAAAATTTACAATATAGGACTTAAAAATGGCCATTAAAATAGTAAGATTTAAAGACGGTCTAGATGTAATCTGTGACTGTGTGTATACCTCAGATGACATGGTGGAAATTACTGATCCAATGTTGTTTGAATTAAGAGGTACCAATTTAATGTTACAGTGTTGGTTGCCTATGGCAGTAATCAAAGAGAACAAGGTACAGATTGATGTGGAAACCATTTTGTGTTTGATGGATCCAACCGAAGACTTTGAAGAATATTACCTTAATGCATCAACAAAATTAAACGAATCAACTAAAAAAGAAAGAGAAGTGGTACTTACAGATGAGGTACTCTCCGCTTTTGAGGAAAAGGAATCTAGTAAGAATTCCTTAATACATTAATAAGCTAATAAAAAAATTAATATATTAATATCATCCGGGGTACACCGTGGACTTTAACACATGTCAAGCCCTTTGTCAACAACTTTTTATGGTACATTTGAATGAGTAAACAGAAACATTATATAAACAATCAAGACTTCCTAAAGGCACTTGTCGATTACAAAGCCCGTTGCGTAGAAGCCGAACAATGTGGTAAACCTAAACCAATCATTCCAAATTACATTGGTGAGTGTTGGATGAAAATTGCCGAAGGCCTATCACACAAACCAAACTTCATTAACTACACATACCGAGATGAAATGGTTTCCGATGGTATTGAAAATTGTTTGATGTACTTTGAAAACTTTGATCCAACAAAGTCTTCCAATCCATTTGCATACTTTACTCAAATCATTTACTTTGCCTTCCTAAGACGCATACAGAAGGAAAAGAAACAGCTGTATGTCAAGTATAAAGCCACAGAGATGTATGGTATTTTGGATGAGTTTGAAATGTTAGAAGGTGAAGATGGTTCAAGTAGACAATTTGAACTGTATGACAACATAGCTGAATTTATTGGTAACTATGAGGACTCTAAGAAGGCAAAGAAAGCCGAAAAAGATGCGGCAAAGAAACCAAAAGGGCTTGAAAAATTTATTGAGGAGTGATATAATGAAAACTTATGGTGAACTTTTACCTGGTTTAAAAGTGATTGTGCATAAAAAACACACTGATGACCGTGGTGATTTCTGTGAACTTTGGAAAATAAATGATGATGGTATGAGAGGTAACTTTCGGCAAGTCAATATAGCAACATCAGTTTTTAATGTGTTGCGTGGTATGCATAGGCAAAATCAAACTAAACTTGTTATGCCTTTGAGTGGCAGAATATTTGATGTTGCATTGGAACCAGAAACTGGTAAATGGTTTGGTATTGAGTTGGATGAAAGTAATGCACTATTCATACCAGCACAATACGCCCACGGTTATTTGGTTTTATCTGAGAACTCAATAGTACAATATTTCGTTGACGCACCATATAACAAACCAGAAGAAGAAAATTTCAAATGGAATGATTATAACATAGAGTGGCCAATCACAGTGCCACCAATATTATCTGCAAAGGATTTATAATGAAAAAAATTGGATTTAATTGTAGTACTTTGGATTTGTTTCATGCTGGCCATGTCACGATGTTGAAAATTGAAAAACAATATTGTGACTATTTGATTGTGGCAGTACAATCCGACCCAACTATTGATAGACCAGATACCAAAAACAAACCAGTACAGTCTTTGTATGAAAGGTTTGTTCAAGTGTCATCCTGTAAATATGTTGATGAGGTGTTGGTATATGAAACCGAAGAAGATTTGGAAAATATTTTTAAGACACAAATAATTCATATACGTTTCTTGGGTGATGAGTATAAATCAAAACCATTTACAGGAAAACAATATTGTCTTGATACTGGTATAGAATTGTTTTTCCATGATAGACAACATCCATATAGTAGTTCTAAATTGAGACAAAGAGTATATGATGCTGAGGTTGAACGAATGAAAAAATTAAATGTGGAATATAATGAATGTCAAAAGTAGCAATAATAACTGACCAACACTTTGGTGCAAGAAATGATTCCACACTTTTCTTAGATTTCTATGAGAAGTTTTATAAAGAAACATTCTTTCCGACACTGATAAAGGAAAAGATCGAAACACTATTGATTCTTGGTGATACCTTTGATCGTAGAAAGTACATCAATTTCTTTTCGTTGAAACGCACCAAAGAAATGTTCTTTGATCCACTATCTGAAATGGGTATACAGGTGCATATGTTGGCCGGTAACCACGATACTTACTTTAAGAATACCAATGATGTTAATTCATCCGACTTACTTCTTGGTGAGTATGGTATCACATTAAATGTTATTGACCATCCAGCCGAAATATATGTTGGACCACATAAGATTTGTATGATGCCTTGGATTTGTGCAGAAAATTATGAAGATTCTTTACAGACATTAAAGGGCACCGATGCAAAGTTTTGTATGGGCCATTTTGAAATTGCGGGCTTTGCCATGTATCGTGGCATGCCATCTGAAGGAGGGTTAGATCGTGGAATTTTTAGGAAGTTTAGTCACACTTTTAGTGGTCATTACCATCACAAATCTTCTAGTGATGATATCTACTATTTGGGAAATCCGTACGAACTTACTTGGCAAGATTATAATGACCCTCGGGGTTTTCATTTGTTTGATTTGGATACTCACCAACTTGAATTCATAGAGAATCCAAACAAGATGTTTCATCGTATTATGTACGATGACAAAGTGAATACCATTAAAGAACTTGATGGTATGGATTTCAAACCATATACAAACACCTATGTGAAAGTGGTTGTAATAAACAAAACCAATCCGTATTTGTTTGACAAGTTCATGAATAACCTGTATAATGTGAACCCAGCAGACATTACAATTGCTGAAGATTTTACAGACTTGGAAGATGGTGATGAAGTGGTTGATGAAGCGGAAGACACACTCACCATATTAAACAAGTATGTTGATGGCATTACAGAAGAAAGTATTGACAACGACCGGTTAAAAACATTATTGAAAGAACTCTACGTAGAGGCACTGAATACTGAACAAGCATGATTTTATTTCAAAAGATTAAGTGGAAGAATTTACTTTCTACTGGAGCTCATTTTACTGAGATTGATTTTACCAAGTCTAATAATACATTGATTATTGGCCACAATGGTGCAGGTAAATCCACAATTTTGGATGCACTGTGTTTTGGATTGTTTGGTAAACCTTTTCGTAAAATCAACAAACCACAATTACTAAATTCCGTTAATAATAAAGAAGCTGTTATTGAAGTACATTTCAATATTGGCCAAAAGAAATACAAGGTCATTCGTGGTATTAAACCAAACGTATTTGAAATTTATCTGAATGATGTATTGCTGAACCAAGATGCAGCTGCAAAAGACTATCAAGAGATACTAGAGAATAATATTCTCAAATTAAATTACAAGTCTTTTACGCAGGTTGTCATTCTTGGTTCAGCATCCTTTGTTCCATTCATGCAATTATCAGCATCAGACCGCAGAGCAATCATTGAAGACCTATTAGATATTCAAATCTTTTCTTCAATGAACAATGTTATCAAAGAGAAGAATTCGGCCATCAAAGATGATTTAAGTAAATCTAAGTATGCCATTTCTCTTACGGAAGAAAAGATAACATTACAAAAACAAAACATTGAAGAACACAAAAAGAACCATGATGCAGATATCAACCGCAAACGGGAAGAAATTGGAAAATCAAAGATGCAAATGGGCAAATTGCAAAATGATATTCAATTGATTAACAAACATATTGCAGTACTACAGAATAAGGTTGGTGATAAGAAAGAGAAACTGGATAAAAAATCCAAAGGCTTATTTCAAATTAAAGGTAAAGTACAAACTAATATTGACCGAAATCAAAAAGAGATTGACTTTTATGAAACCAACCACGATTGTCCAACATGTAAACAATCCATTACACCTGAGTGGAAAGATTCTCAGGTACAAGAAAAATCACAAAAAATTACCACACAAAAAACTGGCTTGGTTGAGATTGAGCAGGAGTTAAACAAAGTAACTACTGAAATGAAATCTATTACGGATATCATTACACACATTAGTGAACACAGTGGTGAAATTATTAAACACACTTCTACTATATCGGCAATAAGCAATTACATCACTAAATTAAACAATGAGATAGATGAGTTGACCAACAAACAGACTGGCACGGAAGGCGGTGACCAGAAGTTAATTGAGTTGAATGCCGCATTGAATGAGTATAAGACAAACTATGAAAGTGTTTTGATAGAAAAACATTATCATGAATTTGCAGGTAGTTTATTGAAAGATGGTGGCATTAAGACACGGATCATTAAACAATACTTACCAATCATGAATAAGTTGATTAACAAGTACTTGTCTGCAATGGACTTCTTTGTTAACTTCAACATCAATGAAAACTTTGAAGAAACAATTAAGAGTAGGCACCGTGATGAATTCTCTTATGCCAATTTCTCCGAAGGTGAGAAAATGCGTATTGACTTGGCCCTATTGTTTACTTGGCGACAGATTGCCAAACTAAAAAATAGTACCAATACTAATTTGTTGATACTTGATGAGGTATTTGATTCTAGCCTTGATACAGTAGGCACAGAAGAATTTCTAAAGTTGATACATGAAATGGGAACAGACACCAACGTGTTTGTTATCTCTCACAAAGGTGACCAGTTATTTGACAAGTTCCGTTCGGTTATTAAGTTTGAGAAAAAAGGAAACTTTTCAAGGATTGCAAAATGAATTTCAATGAATATCTGTCCCATCAAAGAAATGTGGTGGACAAAGAGGTACAAGGCTGGTTTTATCCAATTGATATTGTTCTTATGTATGGCATATTACAAGGTATGCAATTCAATTTGGATGGTGATATTTGTGAGATTGGTGTTGCAAATGGCCGAAGTGCCATTAATATTTGTAATTTTAAAAACACCAAAGATAATTTCTATCTATATGATATCTTTTCCGAAGAACAAAGAGTTATAGCAGATAACAATATTAAAAAGTTTAGTAAAGGTGAAAACCTAATTTGGAAATTAAATGACACAATGGAATTATTCCCAGATGATTTGATATTCAAAGATCAATTAAAGTTTTTACATATTGATGGATGCCATGAACATCCTGTGGTACTAAATGATTTAATTTTATTTGCAGACAAAATGAAAGATTACGGAGTTATTGCTGTAGATGATTTCAATGACTGGGAGTATCCTGGTGTGAACAGTGCTGTGTGTGAATTTATAATGTCGAAATACAATTATAAAAATTGGAGAATATTTACTATTGGTAATAATAAAGCCTTTCTATGTCAAAGGAAATTTCACCAACAGTATCAAGAAAAATTGTTATCTTTCATAAAGAAAGCAATGGCAGAGATGAACATGTTGTCGTTCAGTGGTTTAACTATTAGGCCAGTATACGATGAAAATGTTTTGTTGTGTGATTCCCGATCCAAAGTGGTTGATGTGGATGAACTGTACAAAAAATTGTTTGATAAACCAACCATAGGATAAATTATGAACACAGAAGATATTATTTTATATGACACAGAAGAAACGATTAAGGTTGCACCAGCAACTGAAAAGGTTGAAACATTTGATTTAGTGGCACCAGACCATCCAGCTCTATACAAAGTTTTACCTGAATTTAATTTTGAAAATGTACCAATCAATCCAAATAGTTTTGCATCCACTTTGGTTGAAACTTGTAAGAAGTATAATGGTATTGGTCTTTCTGCTAATCAGTGTGGTTTTGAATACCGTGTATTTGTTATGGGTTCAGGTGAAGAATATGTGGCATATTTCAATCCAAGAATTATTTCATCAAAAGGTGAAACACACATGGAAGAAGGTTGCCTTTCTTTTCCCTTTCTAAATTTGAGAATCACCAGGCCTGCCGAAGTGGAAGTAGAATATCAAGACTTTACCGGTATTACTCGTACCAAAACATTTACTGGTATAACTGCTCGTTGTTTTCTCCATGAGCTTGACCACATGAACGGAATAGTGTATACTAGTAGAGTGAAACCACTGGCGTTACAATTTGGTTTGAAGAAACTGGATAAGATTAGACGCAAGTATTTTAATCCTAAAAATATGAAACAACTGCAAGCAAGAACTTAATGGCAACACCTATAGATTATGTTGATGCTCAATGGGATGTGTGGTCGAGAACCAATGATGCATCCAGATTTGAACATATTGACACAGAGTTATTAAAAGAAACTCTCATTCAAAATTTGACATATGCATCCAAAATGGATGTGCGTGAGTATACCTTATATCAGAAATGGTGTGAGGTACAGGAGAAGTATCCAACACGTACAATTACCACACTGTTTGGTGATGATAAACAGTTGATTGATATAACACAAAAGAATTTGGTTGAGAAGGTTAAAAAGAATTTCTGGATGCCAGAAAGTCCAGATGATTATGAAAAGTTAAGACCTATTCTACAAATATCAAATGGTACTGGTGCAGAAACCTGGAACACTATTCGTACATTCTCATCTACAATGAAAAACAATAGTAACATTGGCCGCAATCTGTTTTACACAGTAATTGATGGTCAATCAGGAAAATACCTTGGTGTTATTTGTATATCGTCCGACTTCTTGGATTTAACTCCAAGAGATTCTGCAATTGGTTGGCCAAGAGATGTTAAGACGCAACAAGGAATGATTAATCACACGGCCATAGGTTCAACAATTGTACCACTACAGCCGTTAGGATTTAATTATATGGGTGGCAAATTGTTGGCATTATTATGTCTATCTGATACAGTACAAAATGATTGGAAGGTTCGTTATGGAGATACACTGGTTGGCGTCACTACAACCTCTTTATATGGTAATACCAAGTCTAATGGTCTATCTCAATATGATGGCCTGGAACATTGGAACAAAATGGGATTCTCTAGTGGCTCGGTTGCTTTCGAACCCACTAGGAAGACTATGAAGATGATCTTTGATTGGATCAAAGAAAATCACACTCGTAAATATTTCGAATGGTGGGAAGCCAAGAATCAAAATGGTTTGCCACTTAAACGTGACCATAAGAATCGGTCACTAAACTTTGCATATTCTAAATTAGGAATACCAAAAGAATTGATTCGCACTGAGCATCAGAGAGGTATCTATTTTTCACCTCTCTACAATAACACCAATGAATTTCTCAGGAAAGAAATTGGTGATAAAGAACTGGTCAAATCATTTGATACCAGTACTGAAACTTTGGCAAACATTTGGAAAACCAAATATGCCAAAGGACGTATATCAATGTTGAAGAAAAAGAACAATGTATCTTATGAATCATTGTTCTATGATGACTTGATATACCTGTCTTGGGAAGAAACCAAGGCAAAATATCTACCACAAGTTGGTAGATAAACAAGTATACCGCAAATATACTTGACACACACACTAAGTAATAGTATAATGTGAATTCTTGCACAACGCAAGTACTTTGTTTAACTTTGTCATTAGGAGATTTATCTTGACTAAACTATCCGCAAAAACCCGCATCCTTAATTTCTTGAACAAGAAAGAGGGATACAACACACTTTCGACCGCACAGGCTCGTGCTCGTTTCGGCATCCAAAACGTTGCCGCACGTATTGACGAACTCCGTCAAGAAGGTCATGTAATTTACACCAACACCAAATCCCGTGGTGATGGTAGCAAAGTTGCCGTGTATCGTATGGGCACACCAACCAAATCTATGGTTCGTGCTGCTATCAAAGCTGGTTACAGCTTCACTGCCTAATTAGGTGAATTGTGGGGAGACCACTTCTAGTGGTACTCCCCTTTTTTTTTATTTTTGGAGAGTAAATGGAAATTTCAATTAAAAAAGAGGAACTTCAAAAGAAAAGTATTTTTGTTGCGACACCAATGTATGGCGGCATGAATCATGGACTGTATGCGAAAGCTTGTCTTGATTTACAAGCCGTTTGTATGCAATATGGTGTGAGTGTGAAATTTTCATATCTTTTCAATGAGTCCCTAATCACTAGAGCAAGAAATTATCTCGTAGATGAATTTCTAAATCGTTCAGATTGTACACACATGTTGTTCATTGACGCTGACATTCATTTTGATCCTAAAGATGTTATTGCACTTCTGGCTTTGGATAAAGATGTTATTGGTGGACCTTATCCTAAGAAAGCCATTAAATGGTCTTCTGTTAAGAAAGCTATGACTAAAAATCCAGATATGGATGCTGGAAACTTGGACAAAGTTACAGGTGATTATGTATTTAATCCTGTACGTGGTACTGATAAGTTCTCTGTTTCTGAACCACTTGAGGTTATGGAAATTGGAACTGGTTTTATGATGGTTAAACGTGAAGTGTTTCCTAAATTTGCGGAATCATTCCCACAGTTGCGTTACAAACCAGATCATGTTGGCCAAGCTCACTTTGATGGTTCACGATACATTCATGCTTACTTTGATACAATGATCGACACCGTAGATTCTGCAACAGGTGGTGGTTCTGACCGTTACCTATCAGAAGATTATATGTTCTGTCAGCTATGGCGCAAGACAGGCGGTTCGATTTGGTTGTGCCCTTGGATGCGTTTGGATCACATTGGAACATATCACTTCAAGGGAGATATGCCTGCCGTAGCAAACTTTGTTGGAGAAATGTGATGATTGTCGGCCTCGTAGGTTTCATTGGTTGCGGTAAAGGTACCGCTGGTGATATTTTAAAAGATGTTGGTTTTAAACAACTTAGTTTTGCCGGTGGTGTCAAAGATATTGCGGCAGTTATGTTTGATTGGCCAAGAGAGTACCTAGAGGGCGACACAAGCACATCCAGAGAGTGGCGGGAACAACCAGATAAATTCTGGTCTAAAAAATTTGGCAAGGATTTTACACCACGATTAGCCCTACAGTTACTTGGTACTGAGGTTGGTCGTGGTATTTTCCATGAAAATTTTTGGGTCGATAGGTTAGAAAGACTTATTGATAGAGAGAAAAATTATGTCATTACCGATGTACGATTTCAAAATGAAATTGATTTTGTGCATAAGAACGGTGGTGTTGTGGTTGAAGTCCAGCGTGGTATTACACCACACTGGTATGAAATTGCATCACAAGCAAATAGGGGTTCACATAAAGCCGAAAGTTTTATGTATGAAAATGGTCCACATGAATCTGAATGGAGATGGATAGGTGGTCATATTGACCACACCATTGACAATGATGGTACTGTGGAAGACTTGAAAAATAATTTAATAAAGTGCTTGACTCGTTCTTACGGATCGAATACAATAAGTGAATTGACTGAAGGAGTATCGTAATGAAATTATCGAATGAGACCTTAACGGTTCTTAAAAACTTTGCCAACATTAATCCTGGCATTGAGTTTAAGACTGGTAAGAAATTGACAACCATTTCTGCAACCAAGACTGTCTTGGCAAAAGCCGGAATTAAAGATGACTTTCCACAAGACTTTTGTATCTATGATTTGAACCAATTTTTGTCGGTTCAATCCTTGTACAAAGACGGTGAAATTGATTTCGATAACGAACATGTTATCTTCAAGGTTGGTCGTAAGAAACTAAACTATCGCAAGACTGCAAAGAGCATGATTGTAACTCCACCAGATAAAGATTTAACTCTTCCTTCTATAGATGTTTCTTTCACACTAAAAGAAGATGAATTGGCTTCTGTTCTTAAAACTGCAAGCATTCTACAATCACCAAATATTGCCATCACATCTGATGGTGAAAAGATTTACATTACAACTTGTGATTCGAAAGACAATTCTGCACATACCGATTCAACAGAAATTGCTGATGGTAATGGCAAAAAGTTTAAGGCATTATTCTTAACTGAAAACTTTAAGATGATCGCCGGTACCTATGAGGTACAAATTTCTTCAAAAGGATTATCCTATTTTAGAAATTCAAAAGAAGATATGCAATACTGGATTGCTATCGAAGCTAAAGAATCTGATCTAACTTTTGGAGAATAATATGATTTGGATTACAGAATCAGCAAGCGGCAACAAGATTGCCGTTAATCCCACATACATTGTGGCCGTGTTCACCATTTCCGAAGGTGACCAAAAAGGTAAAACAGCAATCAATTTAACCAATGGTAATGTTGTTGTTGATGAATCTGATTATGATGTTATCGGAATGATTGTTGCAAAATGACTAAAGTTAATACACTATTCGGTTCCTTTGATGATGAAGCATTGAAGAAACTCAAAGGTTATGTGGATGAAGCAGTTCACCACATGCACAAGAACGATTCAAACAGTGCTGCAATCAAAGACATTATTGACCTTGCATATGATGAGTTGAAGATTCCTAAAAAGATTCTTAAACGCATGGCAAAAACACAACACAAGAATTCATTCCAAACTGAGGTTGCGGAATCTAAAGAATTTGAAGCACTATACGAAAGTATGGTTGAGGTGAAGTAATGCAACAGTTGGAGATTCAATTCTTTTATCCATTGACGGATCAAAAGACATTGGATTTGGATTTTACTCCAAGTGAACAATGGAATGTTGAACACCGAAAGAAATTGAATATTACTTATGGTGGCAATTTTTTGATTGGTAGTGGTGGCACTGGTCTTACTATATCATCGTCATCACCAACGGCAGGTTCTTTTGTTATAAGACCACCTTCTGTGAAAAATGTTGGTAAGTGGGAAATCACAGATTCTGTGTTTGTGTATAGACCCACTAAGCCAAATGCAGTCGTAAGATTTTTTGCCAAGTTACTGCTTGGCTTTAAATGGCATGACGAAATTTAATTATATTATGGAGAATTTGAATGTCGCAACACATTTTGTGGGTGGAGAAGTATCGTCCTAAAACCATTGAAGATTGTATTCTTCCTGATGGTATCAAGTCAACATTTCAGGAGTATGTAAACCGTAAAGAGATTCCCAATCTCTTGTTGGCGGGTTCTGCTGGTGTCGGTAAAACTACAATTGCAAAGGCTCTCTGTGAAGAAGTCGGTTGTGATTATATTATGATTAACGGTTCAGATGAATCGGGTATCGATGTTCTACGGAACAAAATCAAAAACTACGCATCATCCATGTCCTTGTCAGGCGGCCGCAAGGTTGTCATCATTGACGAAGCGGACTATCTAAATCCAAATTCAACTCAACCTGCCATGCGTGGTGCGATTGAGGAGTTTGCATCCAACTGTTCTTTCATCTTCACATGTAACTTTAAGAACAGAATCATTGATCCAATCCATTCTCGTTGTACTGTTGTTGACTTCAAAATCAATGGCAGTAAACAAAAGATGGCTGCGGCTTTCTTTAAACGTGCTGAGTGGATTCTGGAACAAGAAGGTATAACCTACGACAAAGCCGTGGTCGCTGCCGTTATCACCAAACACTTTCCTGACAACCGCCGTGTTCTTAATGAATTGCAGCGTTACAGTGTTAGTGGTACAATCGACAAAGGCATTCTTGCATCGGTTTCTGATGTGCAGATGAATGAGCTGGTGTCTTCTATTATGAACAAGGACTTTGCTTCTTGTCGAAAATGGGTTACAAACAACCTCGACAATGACGTTACCAGAATATTTAGAAACATCTATGATTCATTGTATGACAAATTAAAACCAAACTCTGTACCACAAATGGTTCTGATATTGGCCAAGTATCAATATCAATCGGCCTTTGTTGCAGACCATGAAATCAATTTGATTGCTTGTTTGACGGAACTTATGGTTGAATGTGAATTCAAATGAGTCCGTTCGACTATGCTGATTTCATCCTAAGAAAAAAGACACCAGAAGGTGACTTAGATTTCAAGGATTATGCTCCATTTCTAATCAACAGGTCTTTATCTAATCACCTGGATTGCGTGTTGTTTGTTAACGAAATCAACATGTGGCCTGGTCTGGACAAGGACATGCAATACCAGTATCTTCTAAATAGTATCAGGCCCATGAAACGGAAGTTTGTTCCGTGGCAAAAAGCCGATTCTGATAGGAATATTGAGTGTGTGAAAATCTATTTTGGTTATTCAAACGCCAAGGCTAAAGAAGCCCTTCGTATTCTTACTGATGAACAAATCGCTGATATAAAAACAAAAATAGATACAGGCGGAGTGAAGAATAATGATAGACATTAAAGACCTAGTTGAAGTGACATTGGATGAAAAAGATGATTTTTTAAAAGTTCGTGAAACACTGACACGGATCGGTGTTGCGTCCAAGAAGGACAAGACACTATATCAATCTTGCCACATACTCCACAAACGTGGTCAATACTATGTGGTACATTTCAAAGAGTTGTTTGCCCTAGATGGTAAACCAACCGACATTACCGAAAATGATCTATCACGTAGGAATGCTATTGCAAACCTATTGGAAGATTGGGGTCTAGTAAAGATTGTCAACAAGAAACAGACCGAGGTACCTGCACCTATCTTTCTTTCACAGGTAAAGATTCTTTCTCATAAAGAGAAGAATGAGTGGCAATTAACTCCAAAGTACAATATTGGTAAAAAACCACAACCAGCTTGACAACCTGTATAAATAATACTATAATAATGGTGCCGTGCTCTTTGAGGCGGCAATTTTTTAATCTTGCTTTTTAAGGAGAAAACTATGACAGGATTACTGTTTCCAAAATTCGACCAACTGTACCCAAACATGATTGGTCTAGACCAGATTACCGATATGTTGCAAGCTGCAACCAAAGATATTGCGAAATCTGTACCAACTTATCCCCCATACAATATCAAACAAATCAAAGACAACAAGTTCGTCATCGAAATGGCTGTTGCTGGATTTGGAAAATCTGATATTGAAATTACCATGGAAGGTAATAAGTTGGCCATCAAAGGTGCCTCTAAAGAGGATGATAACCAGGACTATCTCTACAAAGGTATTGCCAACCGTGCATTTGAACGCACCTTCACATTGAAGGATACGATTGAAATTAAAAATGCTGAATTGGTTAATGGTATGCTTAAGGTGTGGTTGGAAAATATGGTGAAGGCTCAAGACGCCATCAAGAAAATTTCCATTCAAACAAAGGAAGACTAATGTTTAAAAAACTATTTTCAAGTATATTGGAAGCCATAGAGGCTATCAAGAAACACAGGTCAGACCGTACCTTAAAAGGTAGATAACCATAAGGGGTCTTGACAGACCCCTTTTTTTGTTGTATAATGGTGTCATTATGAAAACTGTTAAAACTTCCATTCGCAAATTACGCAACCGCTTGAACCCAAGTGAAATCTATTTTACTCAATCTGATTGGGATCCCAAAGAGATTGATGGTGTACTATTTCTGCCTGTGGCGGAACAGATACCTATTCCTAGAGGCCGCATGTTAAAATGGATGCGTAAAGATTCTTTAGAATATGTTAAATAACGCCCATATAGCTTAATGGTAAAGCAGGGAACTCATAATTCCTTGAGTGGGGGTTCAATTCCCTCTGTGGGCACCAATTGAAAGTGATATGTGAAACAAAAATTTCGTGATGCTTATATGAAGGTGGCAGAGACTTTTGCAGAACTGTCTTCCGCCAGACGCCTTCATGTTGGCGCAATTATAGTGAAAGATGATAGAATTATATCTATTGGATACAATGGTATGCCATCTGGTTGGGATAACAACTGTGAAGATAAAGAATACATGGACCAAACGGCGGGTGGTTGGTTGTCACCTGAAGAAATTGAAGAACAGTGGCCATGGAGTGAACAACAGTTACCAAAAACTGAAGACCTTCCATGGCTTCGTTATAAGTTAAAAACAAAACCGGAGGTTCTTCATGCAGAAACTAATGCAATCGCTAAGCTGGCAAGATCGAATGAATCTGGCCTTGGGGCTCATCTCTTTGTTACTCATGCACCTTGTTTGGACTGTGCCAAGCTTGTTTACCAATCTGGTATCAATAGTGTTTATTATCGCAATAGTTATCGTATCCAAGATGGCTTACAATTCTTGGATAAAGCAGGAGTGAAAGTGGAAAAGATGTGAATCTCTAAATAAGCCTGGGACATTATTGTCCAAAGGAGTTCCCATGCGTGTTAGGGTAGTGAATTGTCCAGACAAAGACTTCAAGCCTTTTGTAGAAAGAGCTGCCCAATTCTACGCCAAAGAACTTGTGCCTAACACCAGAATACGAAACAACTGTTTTACTGAAATTAAATTTGATGAATCCATACAAGAATATGGGTTTGCAAGTGTTAAAGAATACAATACAAGAAACAAACCAAGACAATTTTTGATAGAGATTCATCCAGGCATTGGGTCCAGAAGAATACTAGAAACACTGGCCCATGAAATGGTTCATGTCAAACAGTACATTCAAAATGAAACCAACGACCAGCTGACCAAGTGGCGGGGTAAAAGGATCAATTCTGACAAAGTGGACTATTGGGTGCAACCATGGGAAATAGATGCATATGGCCGTGAGACTGGACTACTAACAAAGTTTGCAATTTCAGAACATCTCTGGGAAATATTTGAAGATTTTGTTAACCCTGGAGAACCAATAGTTAAACAATCAATCCGTTGGAAAATAAAATCTTAAAAATATTTTTAAAAAACCGCTTGCCAAGGCTCAAAGTTTACTATATAATACAAACATATTTAATTTTTTAGAAAGAAAAAAGTGTCTCTCATATCCCATAAGCCCTTTACGTTACAACTAGAGTATCGCACAATGAATTGCGCCGATAGCTCATGGGCGATTACAACCGGGTTTTGTGTAGATGAGGGATGGGACGGATAAAAAAGTTCTAAAAAAGACTCCAAACACAAGACCCTAGACCTAAAAAATCTAGGGTTTTTTGTTTGTTGTTTCAATACAACACAGTGGTTGCCAGAATCTTTGGTTCTGATACAATACACACTTGTTCTTTAAAAATTTGTTGTAGTTTATTCCCGAATGGTGTAGTGGCAGCACAGCAGACTTTGACTCTGTTAGTATAAGTTCGATTCTTATTTCGGGTGCCATATTCAAACACATTATAGTGACGCATGAGCAGGTCACCAACTTCCGCTGGTTACGACAATCGTAAGTGAGTGAAGATAGTGTGTTTCAATATGGAAGATAATGCAGGTGGGATGGTCCGCCGACTAGCCTTGAAAACTAGGTTCTCTCAAAAAGGGATGGGGTTCGACTCCTCTGTCTTCCGCCAAATTTTAACTGGGTATATGATAGTGGCAGTCGCCGAGGTTTGGAACCTTGTAGTGCAAGTTCGATTCTTGCTACCCAGACCAAAAACGGAGAGTGGGCAGGATGGTAATGCAGCGGATTGCTAATCCGTAGGCTCATGAAAGTGGGCCACAGGGTTCGACTCCCTGACTCTCCACCAATGCCAGCGAGACTTGGTAGTCAGAGAGGTCTTATACACCTTTTAGCGCCAGATTAGCGTTCTTGATAGGGTTCGATTCCCTACGCTGGTACCAGATTTTATGTTGGTGTGACCCGAATGGCTAGGGAGCAGATTGCAAATCTGTTATATGCAGGTTCAAATCCTGTCACCAACTCCAAACATGTTGTAGAAATACAACAGTGCTGGTTGACAAAAGATGTGGTTGTGTTATACTTCATACATGAATTGAGAAATCAATCAAACGTTCTTTAAAAATTTGTTGTAGTTAATTGCACCTATCGTCTATCGGTTAGGACGCTGCCCTTTCAAGGCGGAAAGAGGAGTTCGATTCTCCTTAGGTGTACCATTTGTTTTGCTGATGTAA